GTTGCTGGAGATGATGTCTCAAGCCCCTACTCCTGCTCAACAGCGGAAGATGGTTTTAGCTATGTTTGAGGATGCAGGATTCAACCCTTTACAGGCATTAATTGAGTTTGTGACGGAGAAGGATGCGGATGGGGAGTATGCGTTGCCTGTTAAGGATCGGATAGCTGTTACTAAGGAGTTAAGTTGTTTCTTTGCGGCTAAGCCTAAAACGATTGATTTGCAGGCTGATGTTCAGAGTAACATGACAATTAACGTTGTAGACTTCGCTAAGACTACTCAGAAGGATTTGGTTGCCGCAGCCATGGCAGCTGATGATGTAGAGGTGTATGATGTTGGGGAAGAGGATGAGGTGTATGACTACGGTGAGTTTACGCCACCAGAAGCTACGGCCAATGTAACAGAGAACGACGGATCCATTTAACCAACCTACCAGCCCATGAGTGTACAATTACCTGCGCAGGGATATATCCCTAGACACTATCAGTTGCCGTTGTTAAAGTACATGGCTCCCAATGCCCGTACGTTACGCGCAGTTCTTGTTTGGCATCGCCGTGCGGGTAAGGATTTGACCTGTATCAATGTCATGGCGATTAAAGCGTTACAGAGGAAGGGTTTGTATTTGTATGTAGGTCCGTTCCAGAATCAGTTGCGTAAGATTCTGTGGCAGGGTCAGGATGGAGAGGGTCGTAAGTTTATTGACTTCGTTCCCCGCGAGTTGGTTGTCCGTAAGTCTGAGCAGGAGATGTCTCTTACGCTGACCAATGGTTCCGTGATTCAGTTGGTTGGTGCGGACAATCCTGACCGAGTGGTTGGAACGAATCCCGTGGGTATTATATTTTCGGAGTATGCGTTGTGTGACCCTAGTATTTGGCACTTTTTAAATCCTGTGTTAGCGGAGAATGGTGGTTGGGCAATATTTAACAGTACGCCTCGTGGTAAGAATCACATGTACAAGTTGTTGAAGAAGGCTGAAGCGGATCCTGAGTGGTTTGTTAGTCACTTACCTGTAACTAAGACTAAGGCAATTAAGCCTGTTGATTTGCGTAAGGCTAGAGATGAGATGAGTGAGGCATTGTTCCAGCAGGAGTTTATGTCTAGTTTTGATACACCAGTGGAAGGTTCTTATTACGGGGACATCTTGACTCGGTTGTACCACAAGGGTCAGATGTTGGACAAGATCAGCCCAGATCCAGCGTTGCCTGTGATTACTGGGTGGGATTTGGGTATGGATGACAGTACGAGCATCTGGTTTGCCCAGCAGTATCGAAATGAGCTGCGTCCTATCTTTTACTATGAGAACTCTGGTGAGGGGTTACCGTTTTACGCAAAGGAATTACAAAGATTGGCGGCTTTACATGATTTTACGTACGGAAAGCACTATTTACCCCATGACGTTGCTGTTCGGGAGCTTGGAACAGGGAAATCTCGCATCGAAACTCTCAGATCTCTAGGTATTAAGCCAACTGTTGTTAAACGAATGGGTAAGAGCGACCAGATCGAGGCGGTTCGTCAGACTCTACCAAAATGTTGGTTTGATACGACTAATTGTTCTTTGGGTATTGAGCACCTTAAGAATTACGCTAAAGAGTGGGACGAGGCTAAGCAGGTGTTCAAGAAACAAGCTATCCACAATAATGCATCCCATGGAGCTGATGCGTTTTCAACATTGGCTGTTGGGATTAAAGCGAACCGTGAGCATGACATTAATGCTAGAAATCGTAAGGAGCGGAACACGTATAAGATAAAGGAGGTTGATTTCTAGTGTCTATAACTAGTACAGAGCCAGTGCGTACATCTTTGTTGGAAGATGCCCATAAGGTGTATCGACTTCGTGGCGAAAGTTTTAGTGAATTACTTAATACGTATTTGTATAGGTTACCCGAAGATGAGTATTACATTTTTATTGGTCCTCTTTATTTATTACTTGGTCGAAAGGCTACAGATACTGACGGGGACTATTGGCACATTGATTATGCCGCAGGTATAGGTATGCAAATGTTTTTTAAACTGATGCCTTACCCTCTTGACAGAGTAGGTTTTCATAGATACTTAAAATACTTGGACACCGAACTTCGGTTCCTGAAAACATCTAAACTAAAAAAATATTATGGGATCACCTAAAGCACCTCCCCCACCTCCGCCACCTCCTCCACCTCCTCCTCCGCCGACTCCAGTGGCTCGTAAGCCTATTAAGGTAGCTAAGAAAACTGCAAAGGCTGTAAATCCTACGGCAGCTCAGCGTACAGCTACAAAAAAATCGGCCACACCTAGTGCGTCGGAAAGTAAGAACTCGCTAGGTAGCGGACTGTAAATGAAGACCCCTGAATTAGTTAGACTTCAAGAGCGATATGAACACTTAAAGCTTCTCCGTGCTGGACACGAAGAGATGCTTTCGGATGCACAGAAGTACGTTGCTCCCAATAAAGCCCGTTTCACGGGTTCTATGGGTCTGACTAGTAATCGGGAAGATGATCAGTCTAAGCCTATCTACGATAGCACTCCTGTCTGGGCGAACCAAATGTTCGCTAACGGACTCAGTTCTTATTTAATACCGAAGGCGGCTCGTTGGGCTTATTTAAAGCTTGAGGGTACGCCTTCGGCAGAACTGAAGGATGATGAATTAATTTTCCTAGAGCGTCTTAGTGACATGGTTAGTCACATTTATGCAACACCAGCTTGTCAGTTTTATGCAGCCAGCCACGAAGCGTTCCATGATATTGGTTCTTTTGGTAATGCGGTTGTTTATGTAAACAGAGACAAGCCTGTCATTAACTTTAAATCCTGCGCGTTAGCAGATAGTTTCTTTGATGTTAATGATGAAGGTGTGGTAGATACTATGTTTTACCGCAAGTTTCTTAGTACAAAGGCTCTTGCGCAGCAATTCCCTGATGTGGTCAACACTAAAGGATTCGACCCGTATGCAGCCAACAAAAAGTATGAGCTGGTTTTTTCGGTTGAACCTTCGAATGATCCATCAGCCCGTAAAGGGGGACGTATTGGCAGCCAGCGTCCGTATAAGGTATCCTATTGGGTTCCTGAGTTGGATGCCATTCTTTTCCAAACTGGAAAGAGTTACTTTCCTTTTATCGTTCCTCGTTGGATGGTTATTGCGGGTGAAGTCCTTGGTCGTGGACCTGCGGCTACCTGCATGAGTCAGATTCGTGTTCTTAACAAGATGGTAAAGGAAATCCTGCGTAGTGCAGAGATTGCCAATAACCCACCACTTGTTGCTGAAGATGATTCGATTCTGTTGCCGATTACATACGGTGCTGGTCAAGTCTTGTTCCATGAAGCAGGGTCACCAGTTCCTCAGCCGCTCACTAGCGGCAGTCAGCCAAACCTTACTTTGGAGATGATCTCGAACTATCAAGGTCAGATTACTAAGTCATTCTTTGTTGACCAGATTATCCGCGAGCAGAAGAAAGAGCGTCAGTCAGTAACTGAGATTCACGATGAGCGTGGTCAGATGCTACAACAGCTTGGACCGCTCCTTGCTCGACAGGAAAGTGAGTATCTTGCTCCATCCATTGAGCATGTAATAGATTTTTTACAGGACAAAAACCACCCACTTCTACAAACGGCTCCTGAGTCTCTTGCAGGACGTGGGCTGGAAGTTGTTTATACAAGTCCCGCAGCACATGCCCAATATGCTGGTGCAATTAGTAATATGTCTGGATTCCTTCAGGATATTACACCGTTGCTTCAACAGGATCCAACAATGGCGGAGAACTTGGATACACACAATCTTTTTGATAACTACGCTCGTATGCGTAACATCCCTCGTAATGTCGTCAAAAGTAAAGACGAAGTTACAGCTGCTCGCAAACAACGTGAACAGGCTGAATCGCAACAGCAGCAAGCGGCAGCAATGCCTCAGATGGCTGGTGCTATGAAGGATATTGCTTCTGCCCGATCTACGGATCCTGAGGGCATTGGTCAGTTGTTAAATATGTAAAGAATGAACCCACTTAAAAAACTCAGAGCCCGACAGCAGTTTCGTGATGATTTGTTAACTATCGCAGCAACCCCAGCTGGAGACCGATTTTTTCGTCGGCTCTTAAGGGATTGCGGTGTGACATTTCCCAAATTCTCTTCCGATCCTCAGGTCACTGCCTTCAATGAAGGTAAGCGACATTTGGCTATGAGTTATATGAATCTGATGGGTCGTGATGACCCTCAAAAACTAATAGACATAATAGAAAAGGAACAAACCCATGAGTGAAGAACTAGAAGAAGAAACCGTAGCAGAAACAGAAACAGAAACAT